AGGCAGTCAACTGTTAAAAGGCACGCCTTCAGGCGACCTTTCCTCTACATTTAAAAGTGTAACGGAGCCTGCGGCTAACCCATTCTTACAGGGCGTTGGCGCTTATACAGCGTTACAAGGCTCTGGCATGACATCCGCGTAAGGAGCTTACTATGGCGGTTTCTGGAATAAAAGGCACTGGTATAGGGCAGGTAACTATTCCTAGCGCAGAAGATGTTGTTAGAGGTCAACAACAGGGAATCTTAGATATTCTAGGTTCTTACGCTCAAGGATTGGCGTCAGGAACTGGTGAAAAAGCTGGAGAGTTCTTGCCTGTTCCTGATTTTGCCCCAGAACCGCAGACAAGATTTGGTCAGCTATTTGACATTCCCGGAATTGCAGAGAGTGCCGCAAGAGGCGCTCGGCTAGTGACGGGCGCGCCTGCTATAGTGACTAAATCTCTTGGAGATATTTTATCATCTCCTACAGATAGCGCCATACAAGATGAAATAAAAAGAGTGGAGAGCGAGCTTTCTCCTTTTCGAGAAGAGTTACGCAGAAAAAAAGCCGCTGCGCAAGCAGGCATGTCTACAACTCCTGGTCTAGGCTCTTTCACTACTGCGGGAGGTCAAGAAACCCGTGACCAAGTAGACCCTACACAATCTCAATCTGGTCAAACTGACATCGGCATTGATGATGAGCAGGAAGCGGATGCCGCTGGCGCACAATCTGTAGAAACACCAGAAGCTGCAACAGAAGATATTATACGAACAAGTGTTCAGGATTATCTGAGCATGACGGGCAAAGAAACAGGAGCTAAAACAACAGAAGAATATATACAAGAATTTGCTAATGCCACTGGCTTAGATGTTTCTGGAAAGCCTGACAAAAGCACAGCGCTTATGACCTTTGGATTGGCGCTTATGCAGAACAAGGCTGGCAAAGGCTTTGATGTGGGTAAGATGCTTGGCTCCGTAGGTGAAGCAGGCGAGAAAGCTATGCCTGCCTTTGAAAAGGCCAAGTCTGAGGCGCGTGCATTGCGTGCTAAAGCTGGTGAGTATGCTTTAGGTAGAACCAAAGAAGACCAGGCGAAAGCTCAACAGCGCGAAAACTTCTACATTATACCAAAGGGCAAGTTGGGTGGCCCATTGGGGGTTGTTGATGCGATTACCAAAGGTAGAGGAGAGTTTGCTCGCCTTAATTCTTTTGAGTTGAATGACTTAGATACAAACGAAGAGTTTAATCAGAACTTTGAGATTGTTAGAGCTTCTGACTATACAGACCTAGCAAAAGAGGCGCTCAAAACCCCAGAGGCAAAAGACAAATATCTTGGAACTTCCACTGATGTCCCTCTGTACAGTGGCTCTAAGTTGAATATTAAAGTGCAACTTCCAGACAGAAATGTAAGTTCTGACACTCAAGCTGTTTTACTTACACCAGTTAGCGCCGCTATTAATCAAATTAATAGCATGGAAAAAGGCTTGATTAAACATGAGGAAATGTTTGGTAAAATAAGCGGCCTATTGCAGGAGACGGACACCAGCATTCCCGCTCAAGTTAGAAGTGCAGCTGTTCAAACATTAAGAAACTTTGGCATTGATGCGGGCGGAGAGACAGACCCTGTAAAACAAATCAAAGTCATGTTAACTAAGTTAAAAGCCAAAAACGCTGCTGAAATTCTTGGTGAATCAGGAAAAACACTTTCTGACAATGACCGTAAAATGGTTGAAGACATTGTTGGTAAAATTTCGTACACAGAAGGTGATGAGGAGCTGTTGATTGGTAAGCTAAGTTCTCTATATAAAGATATCGTTGGCACAAGACGGAATGAAATAAACGAAGCGTATAGAAATCTTGAAAGTTACGGTGTTAGTTTTAACCGTGGCAACTCTGGTCAAACAGGTACTGGCTTCGCGCTTGGAGATGACGGAATATACCGTAGAGCAAAGCAAAAGTAGGACATCAACATGGGAATTATAAAAGTAGAAACTCCTGATGGAATTGTCCAGGTTGAGATTGAGGGCGATGCACCAACTCAGCAAGAGTCTGAGTTAATAGAACAACAGTTTTTTGGCGCGTCTAAACCCTTCTTACCAGAACGAACATTTCAAGACCTGATGGCGGAAACAAAAACAAAGTCAGAGGATGAAGGCTTTGACTACAAAACTGGCGCGACATCTGGCATTCGTGCGCTTGTATCCTTTGGCGAAACCGCAGAAGAGCAAGAGGCCATACTTCTTAAAAATGTTGGAGAAGGTGGGTACACCAAAGACTCTCGCGGTAGACTAGCGCTTACGCCAGAAGGGCAACGCATAGTAGGCATGAAACCTAGTGACAAGAACGTCATACTGGAGGATGAAGGCTTCTCTGCTGGCGATTTTGCTGACCTTGCTGGTATATTGCCAGAATCCATAGGCTCGGTAGCGGGCGCGATTATAGGCGCCCCTGGCATTGTAACTGGTGCCGCAGGAGCGGCGGCAGGTGCGGCGGCAGGACAGGCATTTGAGGAGGGCATTGAAAGCCTCCTTGGCGTGCAAAAGCAAACATTACCCGAAGTGGGTAAAGATATTGCTGGAGAGGCTCTGTTAGCTGGAACCGTGGACTTAGTTGGCATGGGTGTGTTTCGTGCTGGGAAAGCCCTTATTGGTGGAGCGGCTGGCAAAATGTCTGGAGAGGCAGCAGATGCCGCAAGAGGTGCGCGTCTTGTAGACGAGGGATACATGCCTAGCTTAGAGCGCCTTGGCGCACCTACAGCCATAGGATATTCGCAAAAGTTTGCTGAAGGAGCTACAAAAGACGTAACGAGAGTAATGAATAATACTAGCGTAGCTGTAGCCAAGCGAGATGAGTTAATAAAACGACTTGGGAACTTGGAAAAAGAAGGGCTTGTGACTTTAGGAAAAGCTGGCGACATGTTTGCAGACGCCACAAGCGCGTCTTATAAAATTCTTGATGACACTGTAAAAGAAGCTCAACAAGCTACCATGAAAGCTGTGAAAGACAGTGTTGCCCTTTTAGAGCGTGGTGCCGCCGAAGGTGTAGACATTAATAATGAAGTCTTAGGTGAAATAACAAAAGCGTTCTCTGCCTTTCAGGATGTTGCCACTGGTCAGTTTAGATTAATGGATGACATGCTCGGCAGACTCAGTTTTACTGATGCTGTTGAGGGTGTAGTAAAAGAGGGCGGCAAGGCTAGAATCATCCCGACAAACGCAATTAGAGGCGCTACAGAACAGCTAGAAGCGAGCATTGGTTCTCTTAGAATGCTTGACGATGATGTAAGAAAAACCATTATGGGTATTAGGTCTCTCGATGAGTATGCCTCTTTTGAGCAATTAGCCAATCAAAGAAAGTTTATTAACGACCTAATATTTTCAGGTAAAGAGCTTACACGCACACAAGCAGACCAGTTGTTTAAGCTAAGAGAAGCATTTGATTCTGCTTTGGATAGTGTAAATTTAAATCAGATAAAGGGTCTGGCTCCTGGTCAAAACTCTCAGTTGCGTGCGATTGCCAACCAAAGAGAGCGTGCTATCAATCAATATAGAGAGGGAATGAAGCGCTTCGAGGATGTAGAAAAGTTTGGTGTCGTGCGTAGTATCAAAGCTGCTTCAAAAGACCCACGCTTTAACGCAGACCAATTCTTCCAGAAAGTTATTAGAAAGAACTCCCCTGAAAGGCTGAAAGCTGTTCTAAATGCAGTTGATGACAAAGAATATGTTCGCTCTGCACTTGCTAAATCATATTTAAATGATGCGTTGTCTCGCACTGGTGTTGACCTTATGAACCCGAATCAGTTCAACGGTGTTGCGTTCAGGAACCAAATACATGCTTTGGGAACAACAGGCAAAGAATTGTTCGGAAATCAGTGGGGGCAGGTTAAAAAACTTTCTGATACTATAGCGCAAGTAGGCCCAGCAAGAATGCCGCAAGAAGCTGTGGACAATATTCTTAGAATTGGTGCTGACAAGCCTATTATGGATAACGTAAAAAAGCTTTCAGAGGCACGCCGCGCATTTGACGAAGCGAACAAAATTAAAGTTGTTCGTGAATTTAATGAAGGCATTCTTAACCCAGAAGATGCTGCTCAGTACATAACCAGACCCGGAACAAATCTATCTGAAGTTGGTCGCATACAAAACTTCTTTAAATCAGACCCAGAAGCCTTGCAGGCAATCAAAGAGTCGGTCATGCGCGACCTATTATCAAGTGTTGGAGAGGACATATTTACATCTCCTGCTTCTGCTGCCATTCTTAAAAGAAACATGGGAAAGTACAGAGAAGGTGTTCTGGAAAAGATACTAGGCGAAGAGTCATACAAAATGCTTGATGAGTTTGCTAAAGACATGATTTATTTGGGAGACGTTGGTAAAGAGGGGAGCATTTACGCCGCCACCTTTGCGGCTCACCCTATAGCAAAAATGCGTGATAACTTACGCATGAAAACAACTGCCAAAGTTTTTGCCAGCCCTAAAGTTCTTGCTATGTATGCAAAAAAAGGTCAAGGAGCGCCCAATCAAAGAGTTGGTGGCATAATGAACTCTGTGGGCAACGCTATGAACGTAGTGGGTGCTGGGCGTCAGTTTGGCGCACAAGCATTTGCTGAACAAGTTGGACAAACTGGCAGAGAAGTTGGTAGACTGATTCAGGCGCCACAGCCTACAGACCCGAACAAAAGTTCGTCTTTAGCGAGCGTGAACCCCATAACACCAGGCGCTGCACAGTTCTACGGAATACCACAGCAGGCGTCACAACCAAGCATACGTCAACAAGCCGCGACCAATCCTGGCATAGCGCAGGCTTTAGGTATTCGCGGCGCAACAGCAGGACTGTTAGGAAACCCATAAAATGAAATCTACAACTATAGACCAGCTACGTCAGGAGCTTGCTTCTGATGAAGGCTGTAAATACGAGATATATTTGGACCACCTAAATTTGCCCACGTTTGGAATTGGTCACTTGATTAAAAAGTCTGACCCTGAGTACGGCATGGAAGTTGGAACAGTCATTGAACAAGAACGTGTGGATGGTGTTTTTAAGTTGGACATTGCCGTTACGCTTGAGGACTGCCACCGCCTATATCCAGACTGGAATGATTTGCCAGAAGAGTGTCAGCTTATCATTGCAAACATGATGTTTAATCTCGGATACCCACGCCTGTCAAAATTCAAGGGGATGAAAGCAGGGGTTGATGCGCGAGAGTTTAACTCCGCAGCGGACGAGATGGTCGATTCCAAGGGGTACACACAAGTACCTAATCGCGCACGGCGTTTAGTGACGCGCATGAGAGCATTGGCAGATGATTCCGAAGGTTAGTGCGCCGACAAGCCCAGCGGCAATAAAAAAACACTGCCGCCGTTGCCCGCGTTGTAGCGAGCCACTAAAGACAGTGTATGTGCATGGTCATACGCAGTGCGTTAATTGTGATTGTATCATTGACGATTGCTGTCAGGGAGAAACCTGTCAGACCGCTCCTGAGTCATTGTAATCACAACGCCACGCAATTGGTTTGTAAGGAAACTCATAATCTTTAAAGATTAAAATAGACTCCTTCCTCATTTCTTCTGTGCGCTTTTTACAAATTGACATGTTGTCGTATGGCCCCCAATTGTCTCTCAACTCAAAACAATGACCATCATGTCCTTGTCCTAAAACAGCGCACACAACTACAATAGCTGTATACATTTAATTTTCCAATTCTACCAAAATTTCTAATTCGTTATGTCTTGGGGTAAGCATTTCTAATTTGCAAACAGGGCAAATCATAGAATCCTCTTCTAACCCGTCAGACTTAAACTTCATTTCACTCTCACATTTAGGGCAAAGTCCATTTGCTATGAACTTAGCCATAGTTCCGTCACCTTCTTGCATCATGGGATGTCTCCCTAGAAAGTTGCTCTATATTGATATATAGGTCATACTATACGCATATTGTCAAGAAATAAATTTCACACCTTCCAACGGGGGGAAGATGCTGAACAATTTCGAGGCGGGCAAACTAGGCGAACATATATGTATGACCCGCCTTATGAAGCTAGGCTATTCATGCCAGATTATTAATCTTGATACAGTTGATATCGTGATTAATTATCAGGAGACCTTTCTGCGCGTTCAGGTTAAGTCAAGCGTGTTAAAAGGCAGAGGTGGTAGCGCACAAGGCCACACGGGGTATCAGTTTGCTACATCTCACAGCGGAAAGAAAAAGCCCTTAACAAAAGAGCATTGCGACATAATAGCTTTTGTTGCTGTTGAGCCAGAAAGAGTTTTGTTTAAGCCAGTAGAATGTTTAAAAGGTCAGGTCACAAAACGCATATCACCAATGAAGTTTAACAAAGATGATTTAGAGCAGCGGTCTTTGCAACATTGTCTAGACCGTATTTTTTTGTCCAACTGAACCGATTCCCATAGTATCGTATTCTTTACCAACTACCGATTTATACTCTTGATTTACCATTCTTGTTATTTGCTGACGGATATTTCTATCTTCAGCATCACAAATCTTGCGTAATTTGTTGTAGGTGCTAATGTCTATACCTACGCTTTTCCATTTAGATGTGTCCGCCATGTTAACCTCCGAGGGAACCATATAATGCCATATAATAAGAGATTCTACCAGAAAAACAAGTTCGGCGCAAAAAAGACAGAATTCATGGGAATGAAGTTTGACAGTAAGTGGGAGGCAGAGCGTTACGGTCAATTATGGAAGATGCAAGAGAATGAAGAGATAAGAGACTTAGACAGGCAAGTGCGGTTTAACATAATCATTGACGGTCAAAAAATATGCGCCTACATAGCCGATTACACTTACTACAAGCCCAATAAAGACGGTGTAGATGAATTTATTGTAGAAGATGCGAAGGGCGTAGAAACTGATGTTTTCCGCCTAAAAAAGAAACTCATGCTGGCAGTAAATGGCATTGATATAAAAATTTCTAAAAAATAATACTTGCAATGCAGAAAAAGATTTCCTATGTTGTTTTTAACGATAAACAACTAAGGAGTTCGCAATGACAGATATGTTATCTGTATCGTCCTCTTCACTGTCTGAGCTTGATATCTTTAAAAAAGAGCTTGAGCAGACAATCTTAGAGGCGCAAGAAAAGGTTAAGCTCATTAAGAGCGAAATCGAGTCAAGGTATCTTGAGAGGGCTCAAGACAAGCTACGTCAAGAGGGCAAGGACTTCGGCAGCGTTACCGTTAATGATAATGGTTACAAGGTCAAAGTTAATCTTCGTAAGCGCGTAGAATGGGAACCCGGTATTCTCGTGAAAGTGCTTAACAGCATGGACGAAGATACCGCCCGTCACTATGTAGAAGTCAAATACACTATTCCAGAAGCAAAATTCAATGCGGCACCGCCAGAGATTAAAGGCGCTCTGAGCGAGGCTCGTACTGTACATTTGCAAGGTGTAAGTGTGGATTTAGAGAGGGATGATAATGCTTAATATCATTACAGCAGAGCAAAGGCTCAAAGAAAAGAAAGGCCACAAAATGGTTGTTTGTGGTCAATCAGGGGTGGGCAAGACTTCTCTTGCTCGCACCCTTGACCCATCCAAAACACTGTTTATGGATTTGGAAGCGGGTGATGCGGCTATCGAGGGCGTAGCTATTGATGTTATCCGTCCACGCACATGGCAAGAGTGCCGCGACTTTGCGGTTTTCTTGGGCGGGGCAAACCCATCATTGGGTGAAGAGGCCACATATAGTCAGGCACATTATGAATATGTATGTCAGACATATGGCGACCCAGCAGAGACATTATCTAAGTATGACACTATCTTTGTTGACTCCATCACAGTAGCTGGACGTTTGTGTTTTACGCACTGCCAGAACCAGCCTGAGTGTAAATCAGAAAGAACTGGCAAGCTAGACACTCGCGCCGCATATGGTATGCAGGGCAGGGAAATGATGGGGTGGCTATCGCACCTTCAACATATTCGTGACAAGAATGTTATCTTTGTTGGCATTCTTGACGAAAAAGTTGATGATTACGGGCGGCAGACTTATGAGTTGCAAATTGAAGGCGCTAAAACAGGCCGCGAATTGCCCGGAATTGTTGACGAAGTTATCACGATGGCAATCATGCCTGATGATAGCGGGGCGCCTTATCGCGCTTTTGTTTGTCAGACACTGAACCAGTGGGGATACCCTGCCAAGGACAGGTCTGGTAGACTAGACCTTCTAGAAGAACCACACTTAGGAAGGCTTCTAGAAAAAATGTCAGGCGGCAAGCCTCAAGCTGAACGCCCGATGAATTTTGTAAACCCAAGTGAAATTAAAGTAGAGGACGAAACCAATGCTTAATCTAAACGAAGTACCCGTATCAAGCGGAAGCAATGAGCCATTAACACTTATTCCTGATGGCACTATTGTCAGAGGCGTCTTGATGTTTCAAGGCGGCGACCAAATGATGCCTGAGTTTTCTCAGAGTGCCATGTTCTTTAAAAAGTCAGCGCATACCAGCGCCGTATGGATGCCAATCGAAATGACTATTGTTGGCGGTCAATACGACAAGCGTAAAGTATGGCAGAATATTTTTGTTCATGGCGATGCTATTGATGAGTCTACTGGCGTATCAAAGGCTCGTATGATTGGCCTCGATACAATCAGAAAGATTGTCAACAGTGGTCACAATCTAAACGCAAACGACATGTCACCAGAAGCACAGGCCAAACGTCAAATTAATGGCGTTGAGGACTTGCAGGGTCTGGAAGTTTGTTTTGTGGTTGGTATCGAGAAATCGAATGACCCACAGTACGCAGACAAGAATAGAATTAAAACTTTCTTGTCGCCAGACAGTGGGGACTTTATTGCACCAAATGGCTCTGGAAGCGCCTCTACGGGCTCACCATTGTCACCTATGCCGCCACAGGTGCAACAGGCTATGAACGCACAAATGCCAGCCCAACAGGCTCAGAGCGGCGTTACGCCAGCTTGGGCACAGAAATAGTCGATACTGTAGTTCAAGCATCTTGAACAGGTATTGATTAGGGAAGAGTCTCGTAGTCGCTGGTGCGTACTAGGGCACAATGAACGGGGGCTTGGCTCTTCCCGCCAATAATTTTCTGGAAGTTAGGATTACAGCGAAAGCTGTGCATCTCCAGAAACAGGGGTACACATGTACATGGTTTTCCAACGTATCAAACCTAATCATTGTACTCCGCTTATTAAAGGCATACTAACGGCATCCTTAGTTGGTCGTTAGCTGGTTTGGGTGGCACCAGTGCCGTAAAGCCACCCACCTTATTAACGAAAGGAAGGGTAATAAAATGCGTAATGCAAAGAAAGTGATTGAAGACATTCGTAACAGGTTAGATGTTCTAGAAGAAATTTTAGAAAATAACGAAGCATCTAAGAAAATTCCTAATAATGCTATGGGTACTTTTAATCTGCTAAAAAAGGGAAAGTTTTCTGTTTTATCTTTGGCGAAGAAGTTAAACAAGTCTGAAGGAAGCATTTACACAGAAATGTGGAGCATTCGTAAGGCTGGCTATGCTTTGGGGAAAGAGTATAACAAGCGCAAGCGTCTACACGAATATCGGTTGGACAAGTGATGCTAAAGCATGTTGATTTATGCTCTGGAATCGGGGGGTTTGCCCTCGGTTTCAAATGGGCGGGTTTATCAAAGCCCGTCCTTTTTTGTGACATTGAGCCGTGGTGCAGAAAGTTGCTTGCACAGAACTTTCCTAACGTACCTATCGCTGATGATGTTAAGGAGATAGCAAATGACCCAAAAAGATTTATTCCAGAACCCATCGGAATCCTCACCGCAGGATACCCCTGTCAACCATTTAGTCAAGCCGGGGCGAGGAGAGGAGAAGCGGACCCTCGCCACATCTTCCCGCACATCCTTAGAATTGTTGCACAAACAAGACCGACTTTTACCGTTTTCGAAAATGTTTATGGACACATCTCTATGGGGCTGGACAACGTACTCCATGCAATGGAAGGCGAAGGTTACACCGTCAAACCGTTTGTTGTTCCAGCTAGCGGTGTCGGCGCCCGCCACAAGCGCGACCGAATCTGGATATTGGGCTACGCCGAACACGATGGACCACTTGCCGCAGAGGTCGCCAGAGGCTCTTTTAAAGCAAGCGACACAGGCAAGGAAGGGTCGCACCAGACCAGCAAACTTGAGGGAACAAGTAGACCCGAACACAGTAGAGATGTGGAACAAGGCACAGGAACCGAAGATGTGGGCAACGCCGCGCACAACGGATGTAACGGGCGGCCCGAGGCAGTTGGACGAAAAGGGTCGCAGGGTGAGCAAGAGCAACCCCAACTTGAAGTTCGGGGCGAACCTAGCCGACCAAGTGAAGATGTGGCCTACACCCAGGGCATCGGAGTACAAGGACACAGGTCCAGTGGGGAGCAAATCGCATACTCACATGAAGGACAGAAAATATCTTTGTGCAGCGGTGAAAGAAACAGCGCAACCCAGTGGGAAACTGAACCCCGCTTGGACAGAGTGGTTGATGGGGTACCCAATCGGGTGGACAGAATTAAAGGATTAGGAAATGCCATTGTGCCACAGGTGGCAATGAATATAGGATTATGTATTAAAGAGATGATTGAAAATGAAAAGTAGGATTTTCTTATGCACTATAATAATGACTTCAGCCACGACCTTCTTGTTGGGCAGATAGCCGAACAATTCTTGGGCGACTTGCTACAGAATAAGAAGGTAGAAGTAAAACACGACATGATAGCCCACAGCACGGGCAGGGTGTTTGTTGAATATGCGTGTCGGGGTAGAAACTCTGGCATAACAACAACACAGGCTGACTTCTGGGCTTTTGTGTTGCTTACTGGAGCGATTATAATAACAGATAAGGATAGACTTGTAGAGCTATGCAACGTAGCTTATCAGGATGGTAAAGTTATAAATGGCGGCGACAGTAACACTGCCAGTGGATTTTTAATCACGCTAGACGACCTGATTAGGAGAAAATTAAATGCCTAGAGAAGAGCTTATACAACAAAGGCAGAAAGAAGAGTCTAGGCGCAGATTGGCTGAATGGGACGCGATGATACCTGATGGCGCTTTTCAGGACGCAAACATTTCTGAAAACCTTACTGGCAGACATATAGACAAAAAAGAACAGCCAAAACACACTGGAACAAGTTCTCTGGAGTATTGTCGTGAGAGTTGAAATTGATGTAGTTTTGTTCTTTCCTGACAAGCCTATGAAGAAAATAAATGGATTTTTAAAGGTAAGCGATGAAGCGGACGATGATGATGTTCTTGACGAAATGGCAAATTTTATCGAAAAAGTAACAGAAGAGCATATGACAGAATTTACGACAGGGGTGGCTAACTTAATTTTAAGAGATGATGAGTTGTTTCAGGTTTCATTTGCCAACCCTAAAAAGCAACCTGGGACGGAGGGCAAAAATTTATGCAACATAATAATACCAGACGAGATAGTAGTGCACTAAAAGATGTGGGCGATTGTTTCGGAACCATAGGCTGGCACAAAAGGTTGTGCGACCTACAGGAACATGAAGTATTGGGCTTGATAGCCGTTATACAAAAAGCGAGGGATTTGACAGATGACTATACAGAACAGGGCGCTCTTGAATTTGAACAGAGTGTCACCAATGCTAACGAACCCTTCCCTGATGACGAAATTCCATTCTGATGCAATAGAGCTTATATCTTACGAAATAGACAAAGCACTATGCGAACAAAATGACGCGCAACCAAAGCGAACATATCTTGGCGGCTCTTCATTGGGTAACGCTTGCGCTCGTCAGGTTCAGTACAGATACATGCAAGTAAAGCCCGATGAGGATAAAATGTTTCCTGCTCGAACTTTGCGTATATTTGATATGGGTCATTTTATTGAGGACTTAATGGCTAAATATATTCGGGATGCAGGGTTTGAGTTAAAGACGCACGACTCTGATGGTAAACAGTTCGGGTTTTCTGTGGCTGAAGACCAGATAAAGGGACATATAGACGGGGTGATATGTTCAGGCCCAGTAGCTATGAGCTACCCAATGTTGTGGGAATGTAAATCAGCAAACACCAGGAAGTTCTCCGAATTTGTTCGCAAAGGTGTGGCGGTGGCAAACCCTGTTTACGCTGCCCAAATAGCTTTGTATCAAGCATATATGGATTTAAATGAAAACCCTGCGCTGTTTACAGTTCTAAACAAAGATACCAGTGAAATATATTATGAGCTTGTTCCGTTTGACAGGGGGCTTGCTCAACGTGTTAGTGATAAAGGTGTAGAGATATTAAAGGCGACTAAAGCAAAAGAAATACTGCCGCGTGTTGCCGCTAACTCGGATTATTTTGCTTGCAAATATTGTGAGTTTCGTCAAACTTGTTGGTCATAGAAAAAGAGGCCGCTCGAAAGCGACCCCTTTAAGTGAGAACGAAATCAGAAAAAGGAAACAATCAGACTTCAGGATACAATATAATGAGTGTTATACGTTTTGACAATACTAAATCTAGTACCGCGCACGAATTAGTGCAAAAGATAAGCGATGAGGTTCCGCGCTCCGTACAGATAGATATTCTTAGAGAGACATATCCGAATGGTAAAATTCGGGGGCATGACTTCTATATCGGGTCACTGGCGGGGGAAGCTGGTGAGAGCTTAAAGATTGATATTAACCCCAGTAGTCCGCACTTTATGCGTGGTCAGGACTTTAACGGTGGTGAGGGCATCGGTGGGATTGTAAAGATTTTAATGGAAGCTCGCGGAATGCGGCTGCCAGAGATAAAAGATTTGTTCGGGTCATATATATCAGAAGAATCACGCATACCTGTAAGAGAGCCGTCTTGGAAAATGCCCAATGGCGGGCTTAACCTGAACAATTTGCCAACGACTCCTGGGACGGCGACAGAAAAAGTTCGCATTGATGCGAATACTGAGCATAACGGTCAGTGGGATTATATTAGTCGGGATGGGGAGGTGCTGGTTACAGTGCGCCGCTATGACATTGACGGCAAAAAAGAATTTCGTCCGTGGATTCCCGGCTCGCCTTATCCAAAGGCGCCTGATGTTCGCCCGTTGTACAATATTCCGTACATTTTAGAAGAACAGCGGGTTGTATGGGTAGAGGGCGAGAAATGCGCTCAAGCCTTAATTGATTCGGGTATTACGGCTACATGTACTTTAGGTGGGGCTGGTGCGCTAACAAGAAAGAACGCAGATAAGTTTGACTTTACGCCACTTAGGGGTAAAGACCTTGTTATTTGGCCTGACAATGATGATGCTGGCAGGAGGCTCGCTGAAATTGTTCGGGAAGTAGCGCTGGACTCTGACGCAAACTCAGTAACGATATTGCAAAACCCTCAAGGCAAGCCACCCAAATGGGACGCGGCTGACGCAATTAACGAAGGTTTTGATGTAGAGGATTTCCTAAAAAGCGCGGCAGGAACCACAAGGAAAAGCATAAATCTATTAGATGATAGCTTACTTATATCACGATTCAGTGGCGATGCGCCTATTCAACATTTCTTGGTTGACGGTACATTTCCGTTAGGTGTTCCTATCATCTTTGCCGCTGCAGGAGATGCTGGTAAAGGCATGATGACCCTAGACCTAGCAATGAAGGTAGCCGCAGGCAAACCAATGTCTAACGCTTTTGGTGGTGTAGTAAAAGAGTTCGGGGATGTTGTTATATTTACAGCAGAAGATGATGAATCGGAGATGCACAGACGTATTGAGCGTCTTGATGAGGCGGGTCACAGATTCGATTACCCGAACAAGTTGCATGTTGTACCCCTGCCAAACGTAGGCGGTGTGTTCCCTATACTACGAGAAAACATGGGCGACTACAGCGAGACGGATGAGTTCAAGAAGATATACGAACAAATCATTCAGCTCGGCAATATAAAGCTCATTGTATTTGACCCATTGGCATCATTCGTACATGCGGACGTAAACGCCGACCCTGCGGCGGGTGCGGCTTTAACGGGGCTATTAGCTCGCGTGGCAACCGAAACAGGGGCTTCTGTACTTGTGTGCCACCATATGACCAAGGTAAAGGATGACGCGGTTATCAGCAGGCCAGAGCAAGCTCGCAATATGATTAGGGGCACATCTGCACTTGTTGACGGTGTGCGTTCTGCATTCGCCTTGTGGCAAGTAGACGAAAAAACTTCAGTGGGTCGGTGTAATGACTTAGGAATACAGTATGAGCGAAATCGTTGCTTTGATGGTGCAGTTGTAAAGTCCAACGGTCCAGCCAGTAGGCACATACGGCATTTTATTCGGGATACCTTTACAGGATTGCTGGAGGACAGAACCGAACAAATTCAGAATCTAAATCAAGGCAATCAAGCTCAAATGCGTAAAGATGCGATGTTTAACTGGATTGCGGCTTGTGAGCGTGACGGTAGAGCCTTGTGTCAAATGGGTGGCGCAGATAGTATCTTTAATCGACTAAACGATGCCGATTCTCCACCTTGTTTAAGCGGAATGGGTGAATCATCAATAGGTAGAATTGTTCGGGATTTAATAACAGAGCGCCGCATCGAAAAGTATTCGTTCAGTACATCTGGCGGGCGTAAGTGGCTCGGAACTACAAATGGCGTTATGAGCCGTGGTGAATATGAAGCAGTAACAGCGAGGGATAATATATAATGGATATAAAAGACTATGATGGCATGAATCGGGCTTACTTTCTCGACAAGGCAGAGGAGCTTATCAACGGGCAGCGAGCAAAAGATTACGGTGATGCCAAAGCAAACCATTACCGCATCGCTCAGATATGGGAGGTAATCCTAGGGGTGGAGATAACACCCGAACAAGTTTGTGCCTGCATGATTGGATTAAAGCTGGCTCGCCTAGCTAACGACATGCAACAGGACGACACATGGGTGGATATCGCAGGGTATGCCGCGTTAGGCGGTGAGATATCACAGAAATGAATGATTATATACTTCCTGACGGCAACATACAGATATCTTTTTCTGGCGGGCGCACATCTGGTTACATGTTGCATCAGATACTGGAGGCTAACGGTAACTTGCCTGACAGAGTTCAGGTTTTGTTTGCCAACACGGGACGCGAAATGCCAGAGACTCTCGAATTTGTTCGGGAATGCCAGGAGCGATGGGGTGTGAAAATCACCTGGGTAGAGTATGACGTTAAAGATAATAGGGCGACATATAGGACCGTGAGTGATAATTCAGCTGCTCGCAATGGCGAACCTTTTGAAGTTTTGATATGCAGGCGCAAGTATTTGCCGAACATAGCGGCTAGATTCTGTACTACAGAGCTAAAGATACTGCCTATGAAACGGTATCTTACTAATGAGTTAGGCTGGAAACAGTGGACTGCCGCAGTTGGGATTCGGGCTGATGAATCAAGGCGAGCTAAAACAGATAGCAAAGACAGATGGAGCTACTGGTATCCGCTACTAGAAGCGAACATTTCTAAAAAAGATGTGGTTTCTTTTTGGGATAAGCAGGCATTTAACCTGAATCTTGGCTCTGCCAACGGGGTAACGCCAAAAGGCAACTGTGATTTCTGTTTCCTAAAAAGCGAACATATTCTTGCCAGCATGGCTAAACAGCACCCAGAGCGTGCTGAATGGTGGATAAAGATGGAGCAAGACATGAAGTCAACATTCAGACACGGGCGAGACATGGAGCAATTTGTAGACTTTGCTACACGACAGCAGGATTGGATATTTGATGAGGAGGGTTACTTCTGTCAGCAAGATGAGGGTGAGTGTACTGGATAAAAAAACAGGCGAGTTGTTCGGGGTTGCCCGCTCGCCTGCTTTCCGTAAAGACATCTTGTGTGTAACCACACGGTTTTTCTGCCCGAACCATTCAGACAGAAGGATATGATAGCATGGCGAACAAGACTTACAAGCAAAAACAACAAGAAGAAGAGTATAAAAAATGGAAGCGAGCCCAGGGAGTCTCAACTGATTTGTTCGGGTCTAAGCCAGAGAGGCGCAGCGGAGGAATCAATAGAAAATGTTCGGTTTGTGGAAGCCCGCAGGCCTGGCGTTCTTCGGACCACGGGATGACATGGCAATGTTTCGCACACGCAAAAGACTGATAATTCGGTATGCACATCGGGATTCGGGCTGTCCAGAAGGCTACGAATCTGGTAAATTCCTACACTTTGGCGGTCATCATGGCAGAGGAGGCTACGGTGCGTGGATTAAAGAAGGCGAAGAAATGTTCGACCAGGACGACCAGGAACCTGCTGGCGAAAAATGTTCGCCTAATGCCGCAGCGGGTAGTACCGGGTAAAAAAGGAAAAGGTTCGTATAAAAGAAAAGGCCGCAGCAAGCGGTCTTTTTTTATGGGAAAAGGTTACGGCTTGGTTATAGGCACATTAGAATGAATGTATATTAATAATGTAAGAAGTAAATTTTTGGAGAACGAAAATGGAAGTAACTATTAAATTAAGCAAACAAGAATGTCTAATCGCATTAAAGGCTATGAACGCCTTTAGGCAAAAGAATGACAAAGAACAGAAACGCTCTGAGCGTAAGGGAATGTTTCCCGAAGAGGGCAGGGCGAATATTTATGAGGTGCATAAACTGGTGCTTGGTACGCGTGGGGAAAAGCTGACAGATGGCTTGAAAGCGGCTAACAAATTAAAAGAGTAAAAGAAAGGGGCGGTCTTTGAACCGCCCCTCTTTTAAAACCCCGTGAGTGTTTCACCCTCGAATAGCTGACTTTTGCAGATGTGGTATTTTTGCTCTAACGCTACCGCTTCATCATAGGTAAGCCATTTGCTACGCCCGAAAGTGTATAAGAACTCAACGCCTCTCTCTGTGGTTCTTGTTTGCTTCATTTTTCTAATCTCATATTTAATAGTCATATATAACACCTGGAAATTTATTTCACATTATTCTTGACACTAAACTATACTTTACTATACTGTCAATATGTGATGAACGAAAAATATGAAAGGAATATCACGATGAGTAAATTATATATGGCCTATGGGTCAAACTTAAATAAAGACCAAATGCGCTACCGCTGCCCTACTGCTAGGGCTGTTGGTTCGGCTATGATTTACGGGCATGAACTGGTGTTTCGTGGCGTGGCTGACATTATGAAATCTAAAGACCCTAATATGTATATCCCCGTAGGTATTTGGGAAATCGAGCCAGAAGATGAGTTATCCCTAGACCATTA